TTAGGGATGGCGGGGTATTTGCTTACCCCATCTCAAACCCCCAAGACCGACGATACGGATCAAACTTCCCATTCTGGTATTCAGAGCAGCAACTCAGCGTCATCCGCGCCCAAGCTAGACTTGTCGCCACCACCAGTCCAAATGCCCTAGGCCTTCTCAACGGTCTTTGCTCCTATGTCATTGGAGCGGGCTACAACTACCGGATTGGGCCAAAGAACGATTCCGACATTGACGATAGCACCATTGCTGCCGTGCAACGGATCGTTGATCGATTCATGTACGAAAACGAATGGGAAACCTTTGAACAGGAAATATTCATCCGATCCAGAACGGATGGAGAATGCTTCCTGAGATTATTCCCCCAACCATCTGGCAGAATGCTGATACGGACTATTGAGCCGGAACAGATCATTCAGCCACCTGGAGAGGATTTCTCCAACTGGTCCTACGGGATTGAGACTGATCCAGATGATGTATTTAACATCATGAATTACCATGTAAATTATTTTGCCCCCAAGGGCGAAGACTTGGAACACGATAAAACTAAGGAAACTCCGCAGGGGGAGATTGTCGCATCTGACCGAATCGTTCATATCAAGTGCAATGTCCCGCGGGCTATCAAGCGGGGTCTATCCGATTTCAGCTACGAAACCCTCGAAACATTTAACATCGCATCGAAGTTGCGCCGAAACCTCGGTGAGGGTGCATCGGTTCAATCGGCTATTGCTGCGGTGCGTCAACACGATGCCGCTTCCCATGCCCAAGTAGAAGCGTTCGTAGAAGAAAATATTGATTACTCTGTGGCCCAGGTTCCTACTGGACGGGCAACTGATTATCAACGGATTGAACCTGGAACATTCCTCGATATTCCAAAGGGAATGAACTATGTGAAGCCTCCTGGTGCGGATTCTGCAAAAGACCACTTAGACATCTTCCAAGCCCTTCTACGCTCGGCTGGCAACCGACATAACGCACCAGAGTGGTTGTCATCTGCCAATGTGTCTGGCGCAAATTATGCCTCCTCACTTACTGCCGAATCCCCATTCCTTCGCAACTGCGTAAGGCTTCAATCATATTACAAGAGGGCGTTCACCAAGGTTGTGTACGAGGCAATTCGTCACGCTGCCCAAATGGGAGAGATACCCATCAATATTCTTGAGAACATCGATTTGATTGTGACTCCTCCAGGAGTGGAGGCCCGTGACAAGATTGCCGATTCCCAAGCCGATCAAATCTACTACAACTTGGGTGTTAAGTCTGTCCAGACTATTGCCCAAGAGCGGGGCTTGGACTTTGAGCAAGAGCAGCACAACATCGACCAGATGCAAGAAAAGCTGGCTGAAGAAATTGTTCCGGGTGAGGATGATGGAACGCAAATGTCTGATTCCGCGCTAAATGGTCTACAGATTGAGAACCTGACGGCAATCGTCATGCGGGTTGCCACAGGTCAGATTCCTGTCTCGGTTGGAAAAGCCATTGCAAAGGCGGCGTTCCCATTAATGCCGGAAGAGAATCTAAACGAGATTTTCCCAGAGGAACTTGAAGCCATTAATAAGCCTTCTCCCAAAGCTGCCGGGGGATTGAAGCCGGTTAAGGAATTGCCAACAGGTGTGGACAAGGATTTGCAGAAGCCGCCGGAACCCGACCAACCAATTGCCGAAAACCTGCAAGAAGATGTAAAAGGGGATTACGACCACATTGAATTCCACCCTCCAAAGCAGGTTCGTAGTGCTGCTCAAAAAGGCCTGAAGTTGCGTGAGAAGTATGGCAGGGGCGGAACTGCTGTTGGTCTTGGAAGAGCTAGGGATATTGTTGGCGGCAAGGAGATGACCCCCAAAGTAATTAACAAAATGGTTTCCTTCTTTGCCCGCCATGAAGTTGATAAAAAGGGCGAAGGATGGGGTGTTGATTCTGCTGGCTATATTGCTTGGCTCCTGTGGGGTGGAGATGCCGGTTGGGCCTGGGCTAAAAAGGTTCAAGGTCAAATGGAAGCAGCGGACAAGAATGGATAAAAGAACACGCCAATTCAACGAGGAGTTGGCATCGTTAATCGGAATTCAGAATATCGAATTGCAATATTCGATTAACCGCATTTCCCGCGAGGCTATGGGTATAGTCTCACGGAGGATGCGGTTTGCTACTTCGTATGAACAAATAAACAAGGCATACGATGTTAAGTACAATATTGATATTATTTATTCTGAGATTCAGACATTCATTGAGAAAAAATCAGAAAGATTGATGGAACTTTATCTTAGAAACTTGGGCGTAATTATCACATCGACTCTCGAAAAATACTCAATGTTGGAAGCAAGGAAGACCATCAACAAGACTTTCTTCCCTGGAGTGCCTAAAGAACAAATCCTCCGCATTATCCGAGGGGAAAATATTGGCAAAAGAATGCTGGCCAAGATGGCGAAAAGCGGAATGTCTCCAACCGTACTTTCGTCGCTGGCGTTGATTCAAAACGATCCAATGAAACGACAGAGGATAATTTCTGAATATTTTGTAAGGATGCGAAACAACGCATACACTATTGCCCGCACCGCCATGTCTGGAATGGCCGGGAAAACCGGCAAGGCGGCATACGAGGCTTTGCCAAGGGATTTGGTTGGGTTCCAAGTACATGGGATACTGGATGACAGGATTCGCCCGGCCCATCGAGCTAGAAACGGAACTATCTACTACAAGAGACCTCAGTACGAAAATCCTGGCTTAGACCAAATGCCTAATCCGCCTTTAGAGGCAGATGGATCAATAGCATACAATTGCAGGTGCTGGTTAACTCCGATCATGTCATTGGATTCCAATAAGTTTTACGACTTCAAAGGTAGACTTATTCCAAACGCCAAAATATTTGATGAGTGGTTTTCGACCAGTTCCAAAGACAGGCAAATATTGGCCATTGGTGTACGAAGGTATAGCGCAGCGGTTAAGCGGTTAAAGAAGGGTGAGAAATTAAAGTGGGAGCAACTGCTTGATCCGGTCACCGGAATGCTGCTCGACGAAAAATCCATAAAGGCCGAATCACCGCAGAAAAGAACGGCCAGGATAAAAAAAGCTAAAAAAATTATTATCGGGACTTGACAGTATAGACGCAATAACCATTATAGAGATATGCAAAATACCGAATTGCTACTTGAAGATTTGAGCGGCCTTGTCCATTTTGGGGCACAACAAGGCGGCAAGAAACTACTTATTGACCGAGAAAAAGGCATAATTAAGGGCGTAAAGATTATAGGGTTTAATTCCCAGAATGGTAGAAAATACCTTCCCGAAGCATTAAAAGATGCCGTGCCGATGTACGAGGGGATCAAGGTAAACATCGATCACCCGGAAAAAGGACCAACCCAGCAGCGGTCTAGCCATGATCGATTTGGCAAATTCATCAATGTTCGCTTCGTGGAGGGTGAGGGAGTATACGGCGATTTGCTGTATCTCAAGAATCACCCGCTGGCTGAATCAGTTTGCGAAGCTGCTGAACGGGAAGAGCTTAACGATGTATTCGGTATGAGCCACAATGCCCAAGGCGAGGGCATGGTAGACAAGAAAAATGTTTTTGTGGTTTCCAAAATCACGGAAGTCCGCCATGTCGATCTCGTCGCAGACCCGGCAACGACAAAGTCACTTACGGAATCGCAAGCTCCAGGAGAGCAGGAAACAGAAGAAGCAGCGGGAAACAGAGTTCGTTATAAGAGCAAAAAACAAGCTGTTGGCGCAAGGCGCAAGTTCACAAAGTCGAAATCCAAGAGCGCAAATAAGCCTACTGGAACTCTGAAAGAAGGCGAAGACGATACAGAGGTTCCTATGCATAATTCGGAAAAAGAAATGAAGGATTTGCATGAGAAGGTCATGCAGATAATCGTCAAGCACGATATGGCTGATGACAAAAAAGCCGACTCAATTATTGATTTGATTTCCAAACAGGTTGGGGGCCAAGAAATGAGCGCAACAGAAGCAATTGAAGAGAAGATTGAATCCAAGATGGAGGAGGCCAAGGACGATGAGAAGTCCTCCGGCAAGCCTTCCATGAAGGATGAGAAAGAAGAAGACGAGATCAAGGAAGGTGCTTCTGTTTGCGAGAAGTGCGGGTCTTCCTACTCAAAGATGGAAGCTAAAGAAGAAGAGGAAGATGAGGACGAGGATCACGAAGACGAGAAGCAAGACAAGAAGATGATGAAGAAAGAGATCAAGAAGGCTATGAAGGAGTCGAAAGACCCTTCCGAAAGACTCGCATACTACGAAACCAAAGAAGAGATTCGTGAGATTTGCGAAGCTAACAATATTGATTTTGAAGAGACATTTGTCGATGACCTTTCGGGTTTGACTCGCGCCTCTAAGGAGCGTTTGATTAAGCGGATTGCCGCAGCAAACGCATCCGCAAAGCCCAAATGTTCGCCCACTCAGGCTACCTTCCAGGAGTCTAAGAGTGGGGACAAGTTGCCAGAAGGTGAGTCTTTGTTCCGTTGGTTGTCTAACTAATCCTAGAAAGGGGTCTTGAGCAATGAGTACGACTTTTGGTGGGTCTAGGCTTTACAAACCAGCAACCGATACGGTTATGAACCTGCCTAGCGCAGCTTCAACCGCCATCACTCCTGGTGATCTTCTGTATTGGGACAGCACCAATAAAGTTCTGAAGCCTTTCGATGCGTATGTAGCAACTGGGACAGTTAACACCGACCAAGCTGCCATCCGTGCGGTTTTCGCTGGAGTAGCACTCCAAGGAAAGTTGGCGGCTGATGCTAGTGCTGGTTACCCAGCTTTCAATGGTGAAGGCATCACCTTTACGCCTGATGCGCTGTATGAAGCCACTTGTGCAGCAGCAACTTTTGAACCCGGTGACTTGGTTGCAGCTGCGGTTACAGCAACTGCTGGTGCTGGAAATGTTGCAGCACAGAGCGTTATAAAGACCACCGATTCTGGTGAGGCACTTGGTTATGTAGTCGAGCGTTATGCATCGAATACCACATCGGTGCGGGTGCGTTTGATTGGGCGTTGGTCGCCTTACAACTTCGCTGATTACAACACCATCACCTCGGCCTGATCCACAACACAATAAGAAAGGTACTGATCCATGAACACGATGAAGCTTCGCAGTTTGTACGAGTCCCGCAGCAAGGAAGGCAATGGCCGCTGGCGTTTCCTAACCGAAATGCGCCAAGGCCTTGGTCTTTGCGACAAGGACGGCAACGACAACCGGGATTTCGCCGGTAACCTAAAGCTCGGTGAGCGCAGCTTGCGCCCTGAGCAGTTCAGCCTTCAAGAGTTGGCTGAATCCATTATTGGCCCAAGCTGGCGTTCCCTGTTCAATCCCGATTCACGGGCACTTGGACAGTACACCCAAGCCGCGTCGATGATGGAAAACAACGGCTATGCTGGTGACAAGCGGGCCTTGTTGGAAACAACCGGGTTCGGTCTTGACCCATCCGCCTTCCTTAACATCAACACCTTCACCGCTATCGTTGGCGGTCTGGTGGAAGTCAAGATTCTGGAAGCCTTCCAGAACCCTGCCCTGATTGCTGATCGTCTGATGCCCGTCGAGGCTACCAAGCTTAACGGTCAGAAGATCATCGGCGTTCAGAACATTGGTGACCGTGGTCGCAAACGCGCCCCCGGTGAAACCCACACCAGGGCACAGTTCGGTGAGCGTTGGATTCAGACCCCAGAGACCCGTGAAAACGCACTCGCCATCGATGTGCTGAAAGAAACGGTGTTCTTTGACCTGACTGGTCAGATTCTCCAACAGGCTGGAAATGTTGGTCTTGAGCTTGCATACCGCAAAGAGTTGGAAGTTATCGACACTATAATCGGTGTGAATAACTCCTTCATCTACAACGGTACGGGTTACAACACCTACCAAACCAGCCGGACCTTGGGTGTTCTGAACGCTCATACAAACCAGCTGATCGACTGGACCTCGCTCCAATCGACCGTCCTACTTTTCACCCGTATGGAAGACCCCCATACTGGCAAGCGTCTGCTGATCACGCCTAACACCATCTTGGTGAATCCCGCCAAGCTGGCAACGGCTAATCTGATCGTGGGTGCTAGCGGAACCGAAAGGCGTACTGCCCCAGGCTCTACCCAGTCTAGTGTCGATGTTCTTAACATCAGCACCGGAAGTAGCAACCCATACTCAGGTCAGTTCCAGATTCTCTCCAGCCCTCTGTTCGAGCAGCGCGCTCTGGCAGCGGATGGTCTGAACCTGAACCAAGCCAACTCTGACGGCTTGTGGTTTATGATGGAAGCCGGTAAGAGCTTCAAGTATATGCAGAACTACCCGCTGACTGTTCAGCAGGCTGCACCTAACCAGTACGAAATGCTTGATCGTGGTATCGTTGCGAGCTACTTCGCCAACGAGCGCGGTATCCCAAGCATCTGGTCACCTTGGCACGTTGTTAAGAACAACAATGCCTAATTAGAGGTAATGAGCTAATGCAACCCACCCAGCAAAAGCCTCAAGTATCTCAGCCGGTAATGCGCCCTTGGGAAGTCTCAGGAATGGGACTCCCAAGGGTGTTTATCCAAGCTTATACGAGAGAGCAAGCAAGGAACGAATATCGCATTCGTTTCCATTTGCATGAATCAAGACCCGTCACAGCAACGGAGTTTAAAGATGGCAGCTGAAAGTGATCTTGATGCTGCTGTAGACAATCTCGCCGCAGCAATAAGGCAGGCGACGATTGATCCCAAGCCAAACTACACGGTTGACGGTCAGACTGTTAACTGGGGCGATTACCTGCATATTCTGACAACAAAAATGGAAACCCTGGTGAAGGTCCGTCAGCTTGTGGCTGGTCCTTATCAGCGTATGACGAGGATGAAATCCAAATGAAATACGCCAAAATTGACGCAGCTACAGCTGGATCAAACACTATTGTTGCTGCTGTTACAGGTAAAAGAATTTTGGTGTTACTGTATGCCATCACGAGTTCAGCGAACCAAAACGCATATTTTGCTTCAGGTTCTACAGCAATTACTGGAACATTGTATTTTGGGAATCACAGCAATACGATGGCGGCATATGGAGCAATGACTCCAGCTGGTACTGTTGGAGTGTTTAGAACCGAGATTGGCGAGGCCTTGAATTTGGTTCTAAGCGCATCAACAAGCCTTGGTGGTCATTTAACCTACATGGTGACTGATTAATGGCACTAGGCGTACTTTTTGAGCTTCGGTATGAATCTCCAAAGGGTGTGCCAGATTGGTACAGCCCTGCGAAGGTTTCCACAAAGATCAGGAATGTCGCCAAGGACATTATCAATCAGCACAAGGAAGATATAAACAGGAATTACTACCCAGGAAAAGTTGCGTCAAAGCCTGGGGAATTTCCAAAGAAGAGAACCGGAAAGCTTCGCAAAAGCGTCAGGATGCAACCAACCAGCATTACTGCTAAAGCTTTTAAAAAAATAACCCAGCTTGTTGTTGAGCTTGGATACGACGAGCAAACCTTGGGTTCCTATCCCTACTGGAAAGCGTTGTACAAAGGCAGGCGAATGGGAGGACCAAGGCTGATGCTCGATGCTACTGCCATGAGCGTCATCCAGGTTTCCTTGGCCAAAAGCAATCCCGACCCGTGGACTCCTCAAGCGGAATGGAAGCCGCTTTCGTGGAATGTCAGGGAGATGGGCAAATGATCACACTAGATATTTCTGGTGATTTCGCAATCTTCGATAACACGGAAGTTGTGACCATCCAGAACAAGAACGAGAATCCGATAATCATTGAGAATGTCAAAAGGCAGTCTGCAATGCTTGGGACGGATTTGGGCGGTTCTTCTCTGGTTTACGGAGCGGCAATTGAATTCCAAGTCTGGAAAAATTGCGCTCCTGTCAGTTTTATTCCAAAGCTGAATGCCAGAATCACGGATCAGTTTGGCAAGCATTACCGAGTCGATTCAATTGAAGACATGGCTTGGCGCACAAAGTGGAGTCTAAAAGCAACATCCGAAGCGTCAGAAGGCACTAACTAATGTCCAGCGTTTTCTTTGAGATAATGAGCGCGGTAAGGGACAGGGTTAATGCTCTGCCGAAGGCGAATAATTGTGTCATCAGGAAGCGGCCAATACTTCTCCAAGAAGACTCATTGCCAGTAATCATCATCTCACCTGGTCAAGAGCAGGTGGCAGAAGAAGCTTTCCAGAACACAGTTGTCTACAATTACTCAATTGAGATAAGCATCATCCAGGCCGGAAATCGCGTCTACGAGGCCGATGTGGCAACCCTGTTTGATCTAAGGCAATCCATAAGGAATGTCCTGTTCCAGCCCCTTCTAGATGGTGCTGTGACTGTCTATGACTGCCAATTGGAAACTAATCCAGCTTTTGAGGTTGTAACTGGGCAAGCAAGTAATTACGATATTTCAGGTATGGTAATTACTTATAAGAGTATCGAAACGAGGATTTCTTAATGGCAATTACTCATACCGCTGGTATTACATTCAGTTCAAATAATGGTTCGCCAACCGTATTTTCAATCAGCCAAGCCGCTGATGGCGAGATTAATTTGGATGTTGTGATTGCCGCAGCAGCATCTAACTTCTCAATTGTCTGTCCAATCTCGTCTTCCTTGGTCAAATCGGTACTGATTTACGCTGATGCAGCAATGACAGTACTCACCAAGAATAGCGGTGGCACAACGGTTAACACCTTCACGATGGTAGCCAATAAGCCATTGCTATGGCAATTTGGTTTCCCGACAGCCTGCCCCATTACAGGGGATTGTGCGACATTGTCCGTGACCAGCACTCCAGGTGGCAATCTCCGAGTGTCAGTCCTTGAGGATGTATAATGGCACTTAGTCTGGCATCTGTAACCGGCAATCTGTCTTGGACACAAACCAAGACGAATACCGGATTTCAGGACAGCATTCAAGGACTTGATGCCGTCTCCGCATCTGCGTCACCAGCCATTACAGGGGCTACGCCTGCTAATGTTGTTTATGCTGAGCAGAGAACTCTTGCTGCTGCTGGAACGCAAACCTACGACCTGCAAAGCATGACTGACTTTTTGAATCAGTCATTGACTATGACCAGAGCGTTTGCGATTGCCGTCTCTTGCTCGTCTGGACAGGTGACTCTCCAGCAGGGAGCAACGAATCCACTTACTTGGCCATTATCTGGAACCGCCCCAGCGTTGATTGTGACGAGCGGTGGTTTCTTTATTCTTGGGCAGACGACCTCGCAAGCGGTAAGCGGAAGTGCCAAGACCTTGAAAATCACAGCTGGTGGTTCTGGGGCAACTTACAAAATTGCTATCTTGGGAGGTCAATAATATGCCGTTCTATGCTGGTAAAGGTGGTTCTTTTTCAATTGGTGCTACAGCTTATCCGATGGATACTTGGAGCATTTCAATTGATGTTGATGAAGTCGAAGTGACCAACTTCCAATCTCTTGGAAGCAAGTCGCTGATTGCTGGTGTGCAGGGTGGATCGGTTTCGGCATCTGGGCCTTATGGTGGCGGCACAATTACTGCTGGTACTTTGGCCAATTTCACATTCGGCATTGCAACCGCAGTAAGTGTTGGAACATTCCAAGTCCTTATCACTTCTGTCAAAATTGATACGAGCGTTAAGGAGAAGGCAACCATTGAGGTTACTGGATCGCTTGCAGCAAACCTGGGGTAATCTGAATGCCAGGACCGTTTGGCGATTATCCAACAAGAGTAACTACATCCCCGTTCTATTCTGGTTATAGAGCGGGGTTGAAGTTTGATGACATATTCATGCAGGCTGATAGCTGGTCTGCTGAAATAAAAGACGATCCGATTGAGCTTAACACGGTCAAGATTTACAGGGATTCCAACATAGATGAAGACCTTTTGACTGACTATCCTACTTGGTATGTCAATGGAACACCTGCCACTTATGTGAAGGGTGGAATTAGGGATACCAGCTTTAAGGTTCATGGATTTCATAAAGACGCACTAAACCTACCAACATTTGGCAAAATAGCTGTTTTAACTCTATTTGTTGGTGGTGTTGAATTCTTCAGGTGTGAAAGAGCAATAGTTGTTGCTGCATCATATAATGTTAGTGTAAAGGGTGCTGTTGAATTCCAATTTGATTTAAAAGCATCTGCTACATCGACAACTATAGATACGGATGCCCTTCCGAGGTTTTAATATGCCCATCAATACGGTTTCTGATGTACTTGGGAATTCTGGTGAACCTCTTGAGTGGACAGGCTCAAATGGTAAGAAGTACCAGCTTTCGCTGATTAATCTAAAGTCTCAGTCAAAGATTGAGAGGATGATTGAGTCAGACGCGATTGAGGCAATCAAGGCGCATCGTGAGTTGATTGGGGAAGAGGAATACGGAAGGCAAATCTCCAAGATTTTAAAAGATATCTCCCAGGGTCGCTTCAGCTTTGGTGGAGAGTTGTGCCAAGATGCGCTTGAAACCATAAAAGGTGTTAGTGCATTAGTCGCAGTAATATTCAATGTCAGCAGGGAAGAGGCAATTGAACTGGTTGCTAATGAGCCTGAGACTAAGAATGTGATGGAGATGGTGACACAAAGGTCTTACCCAAAAAAAGTGAATCAGCCAGCGGCGGTATAGAAGAACCTAACTGGCCACAGTTAGTCGCTGGCTTGCTTGACGAACCATTTTGCCTTCCTCTGGAGAGTATTGCAAATCTGACCATGCGTCAGATTTTCCTGCTTTACTATAGAGAAAGAGACAATAAAGGTGTTCCAAAACCTATAAAGCAGATGTATGATTACGACGAGGACGGAACTCCTATCGACCGTTCTAAAGATGACTTTTTAAATCTTGGGATGGCATTAGGCCTAACTCCAGAAGAACTGGAGCAAAGGTGGGAGGAAGCACAAGGTGGCAAATAGCTTCGGACCACAGGGTGGACCCGATCCAGTAGCAAAGTCCTTTGGTGATGCCGTAAAAGGCATCATTCCAAAAGAAGCCGTTGCAGAAATAAATAAATCATCAAGAGCCATTAGTTCGGCGATTTCAAGTTTTGCCAAAGGAATGATAAAAGGCGCGGAAAATTTAAAGGAAGCATCGGTAGAGAGGCAGTACAATTTTCTTGAAGAAATTAGGAACGAAAAACAATTTAGAAAAGAATTTGCCGCTTGGGTAAGGCAAGAGGCGAATGAGGAATTTCAATATAGGAAAGAAATTGCTTCTCTAGTAAAGCAAGAAGCTAAAGACGAATTACAGTACAAAAAAGATATTGCATCATTGATGGCTCAAGAAGCCAAAGATGAAATGCAATATAAAAAAGACATTTCAAACGCAATAAAAGAGCAGTTTCAATACGAAGAAGATTTTTACAATTTAGTAAGAGTTACTAATGAAAAAATAGCAAGTGAAGAAAGGATGGCTTCTGAAGAAAGAATCAGAAGGTTAAGAGAAGATATTCAGGCAAGAGCATCAATTGAGGATGAGGCAAGAAGAGAGAGGGCAAGCATTCTTGCCGCTCAAATTAGTTTGGAAAATCAAAAATATCGAGAAACTGAGCAAAACAAAAAAGAAATACTTGATGCCGCAATAAAACTTGAAAAGCAAAAATATGAGGAGATGGAGCGCAATAGAAAAGATTTTCTTAATTCGGTATTGAGTCTTGAAAAGCAGAAATTCACCACAAAAGAAAGAAACAGTAGGGAGATTCTTGCCGCTCAGATTAGTCTGGAGAATCAGAAAGCTGCTGCTCTTAGAGAACAGCAACTTGAAAAAGACCGGGAAAAGATTGGGAAATTGCGATCTGAAGACGAATACCGCAAGGGGGGTGTTGGTCGCCTTATGGAGGCAGTCAATGGGGTTGTTGGAGCATTTAGAAGTTTTACTGGGATGCTTTCCAAAGCAACCAGTTTTGTAGCTGCTTTAAATCCCGGATTGGTTTTGCAACTTGGATTTGCCTTCAAGGATTTATACGCCACTATAGGACTTGCTCTTCAACCAGTTGTTGAGGGGATGATTGCTGGAATAAGAACTCTGGCAGATTTCCTTGTGCCAATATCCAAGGAACTTGCGCCATTATTTGCCAACCTAACAACGGCATTCCTTGATTTGTTCGTAAGCTTGTTCCCATTCTTCAGGGATTTACTTAGCATAGTTGGTCTTTTAATCCAATGGTTTACATTGTTTATCAAGGCAATAACCTTTCTGATTGATCCGATTATAATGGCTTTGACCGGGTTTGCCTTTGTGTTAGTTTACCAAGCCATAGCAGCTATAATAGCTTTTGCAACATCTGCATTAATAATGTCAACATTAATGACGGCTGGTATTAGCTTGGTTGTTGGGGCATTAGCATCTTTAGCTTTCTGGTTTTTGCGTACTGTTGGCGTGTTTAAAAGCTTTGATTTTAAGCCTGGGGTTTCTGCTGGAATGGGTGCGCGGCAAGCCAGCTATTCTGGAATATCCGAATTTGGTAAGAACCTTCTCCAACAAGGTCTTGGTAGTTCAACCGCTAATGCTGGTCTTCAAACTGCTAATAATACCAAGCGTTGTGCAGACCTTCTTCAAGACATGAAGGATGGTGGCGGATGGAAGAAGGCGGCAGGCAAAATAATGTTTGGTGGTCCTGGAGTTAAAGTTGAAAAAGTTGGTGGCAAAGATGTTAATCAAAATCCAAATGGATTTTTAAAATTTGTAGGGGGGTTAATGTTTTAAAATGCCTACTAATCCAACGACTGCATTGGCGGCTGAAACTACCGGAAGAACTAGTCCATCAAAGGCTAGTTTCTCAATGGGTGGCGGTTCAGCATCAATGGACTTTGTCATCCCTCGATCTGGGATGGGTAGGCTAATCCAGCAAATCTTGGGTTCAGCTGAGATAACCGCTCAGGGTTCATTGAAGCGAGAACTTCCAGCAGCGCACCCATATTACGATTGGCTGTATGCAAGCCGGATAAGCAACATTGAAGGCATTACCTTGGATGGTTTAGCTGTTGCTGACCAATATCAAAGGATCATCCAGACGCATTTCAAAGACCTTGCTATTTACGAGAACTATAGGGTAACAGTTGAGTTTGAGCCAAGGCCTTACATCCTAATCCCAGATGACATTTTAAAAGCATCATGGGAGGCAAATGTTCCAAATTACTACAACATAGCCAACGACTTCACCACATTCTTGGATTGTGCTGAGTACAAAAGGTTTGTCGAAATATCCTTGGAACCAAGTGGTGAATTTTTAACTACGGCAGTAAACAGTTTTATTTACAAAAACGGTGACGCAGCACCTACATGGATTAACTCCACAAACGGAAGCGGCGTAAATGTTTTGATCTGCAAGCCAACTTTGAAACTAACCTGGTACTTCGTCCCATACTTAATGGTCTTTTCTAAGAATATCCAGAACGCTTTAGGCAAAGTGAATCAATATCCTTTTTATGGATACCCTGCTGGCAGTCTTTTGTTTAAAGGTGTTGAGATCAACAAGTATTCTCCACCATATCAAACATTGGCTCAAGGCCCAGGTACTGGTCCTGAGATGACACGGATGTGCGATATAACATTCGTTTTTGAATTGTTTGCACAATCTGTAAATGACATTGCTACTGAAGAACCTCTTAATCCCAGCACGAACTTTAAAAAGTTTTACGGGCATAATTTAGTAATATGGGCTCAAAATATGAAATATTATACTGCTGAAATATCACCAGAAAGACTTGGGGCCGGAAGACCAATTTATGCTTCTTATCGAATGGAACAGCTTTTTAGGTATGACGCATAATGGCTACAGCAAGCAGAATTCCAATGTCTGGAGATGGGACAACATCTGTTCCAAGCGAATGGTTCATAGCCAGAATTACAGAGGTTGGTGCATCAACTATTGGTTCGGGTTCTTGTGTTGGTTATGCTCATGCTTGGATTGAACAACAGATTTGCGCCAACGGTTATGACTACGAGGATATGCCTTCCTCAATAGCTAGATACGGAACAATAGGAGCAACTGTATCTCAGCCAGCATTCGCCTTGGATGGTTCGCAAAGTACTGTTGGCGCGATTGTTCTAATGAGGCCAAGATCTATCGCTGGAAACAGTTATACTGTCTTTGAATTCTTTAAAGGTGGTAGTGGTGGTGGCAACACAATGGATTGCCCCCATGTATCATCAGTTCAATGTACTGGTGGTTTATTAATTGTTACTTATGACACAACCTGCGTGGCCCCATGACGACTGAATCACTAGACTGCTCTAGCGTTGCTCCACCACCAGCGGCTAGTAGGATTTACCATCCATGCTGGGGCAACAGGGCATTACCCAGCACCTTAAATTTCTCAGCCGGTCCTTCAACTCCAATTCCACCAAACACCTCATGTAACACGGGATGGCCAACAACGGTTGTAACTGGAACACTCTCCAGAACCGGAGTTTGTGATTTTGCTTGGGGCTATTCAACCGGATCATTCGGCATCCTCTTCGCTTGGACAGTTGGCGGACCCCCGTTAAGTTGCTCAATCAACCAGGCTGAAATGTTTCCAAACTGGTCATTAAATAATGTGACTGGTACTCCTTCAGGTTCGTGCAGTCAAAATCCGTCAACTGGAATAGTGACGATGACATTCACGGGCATAATCAGCGATGGGTTTTGTACTTGCCCGGTAACCGTAACATTTAGCGGGTGATTAAATGGGTGCTGGGGCGTATGCGAATCTTCTTGCTGGAAACTGCTTGGTAGAACCTGTAAGGTTCTGCGCCCCGTTTAAGGAGTTTTGCGTTCACACTTTGGGTTCAACTCCTTCATTAGCATCATATCCAGATTCCGGCCTATTTGGCTGTAATGCATATTCGACCAATGCTGGAACTCAGTTACTGGATAATCCACGCATCCCTGACGCATTGACACGGCATCGACTATACGGACAGACCACATCTAATGTAACCCTGCCAACTTACTTCCAAGCGGCAGACCTTGCCCCTTGGAGATCGCGCAGGGTTATCATGCCGACAGACCCGTACAACATTCGAGCCAGCGGGCCTGCGGTAAAACAAGCCCATATGTATACGATGCTTCGCAGGCGATTAAAGCGGTCAGCATCACCCAACAACAACAATTATGCAAACAAGTCCGGGTTCTATTTTACGGATGCCTCAACTGCTTATAGCAATCAACAGGATTGGCTAGGTTTCCTTCATCCTGGAATGTACTTGTGGACGAACAAAGATGTTTCTGAGCCATTCAATGCCGTCTCGTATTACGAGGATTCAGGCACAAATCCCGTCTACACGGATACCTATAACAAGCAGATAATCCCATTCTGCACCCCTGTGAACACTTACAATGCGGCTGGCACTCTTCTTGGACAGTACATCGGTTACACGATGATGTTCGTATTCGGCATGGCATTCCTTAAGTATCCAATCCCAGGATTCAAGCCAGAAGATTATTACAGCACTAGTCCAACACCACCAGAAGTCACACCGACATTTCAATTCTTTTCAATTGACTGTCATCTGTTCATGGTTGGTTCACCAGCATCTGGTCAGACCTTGAAGTCTCCCAAGATCGGATCGACGCGGTATTGGACTTACAATAAAGATGGAACAACTTGGAATATTTGTGACCAGTATATGTATATGCTCAACGGTTTATATACATCTAACTGGAAATTCAATGTTGCGTTCAACTATGTTGGAAGCGGCAATGAGACAATCCTGTTCAATATGTCCAATCTAAATGTGTATGTGACCCCATGACAACCTACAACCAGAATGTTGCCGAGAATGTTTGTGGTCCCTTGCCGGTCACAATTCCGGTCAACATTGATTGCAGCTTATGCGCTATTGGATTTCCCCAGGCTGGTGGGATGATTGGCATCAATTTTTTTGGGCCAAGATGTATTGCAGGGGCTGATCCAAGTCCAAGTTATTGGCTTGGATTCAACACCAAGATGGCTCAATGGAAATGCCCCAATCCAGGTCAAGATGCCGAGCCTGAACCAAATACCTGGGTGGCTACCGGGTTGTTTGGTGGAGCGTCCTCCGGCGGATGCTCCAATCAATACAGATTTGACGCAACTTTGGTAGCTTTGAACTCATCCCAAATAAGTATCAGCGTAAGCGTCAAGGTTCTGGCACAAACAGCAGGCGTATGGTCATGGCAAAGCTATATGTCTTGGTCCGAAACCCTGACCGAAATAGTTAATGCGGACACTACCCGCTACCGGGGAAGGGCATTTGCAAGCCCAGATTTCATCTCAGTAACGCCATCGTCCGTTGGGGGGGTTGGTGACCCGGTAAGCTTCGTAAAGACGATTGTAGGCTTAACATCTATGAGGTCTGGGTGTGGGTCAGTAAACAATGCCGTTCCAGATGTATGCGGATTTTGGGATGGGACTCAATGGCTCAGTTGTCTTCGTGGAATGGTACTGTCCACCGGAAGCACAACTATTCGCGGCTTCACCCAATTCGGATTCAACACGTCAAACTGCAACACCTTGGACTCTTGCGGGTGCGACAGAATAATCCTGTCATCCGTATCCCCACCAGCAGGGACTTGTGTTTATAACAGCAACGCTTTCGCCACAACCTACGGGGTTCTTGGTCTTCCTGGAGGAGTGGAATCAGTAGGAGCGATTCAACAGGTTCAATACGCCCCTGCTGTTGCAGGGATAGACATTATCGTCAAGCAGGTTAATGGCGGGACTATTTACATCTGCACCAATGACAACGGGGCCGGGTGGGTGATATCGGCGGCAACTGTATCACAAGCCAAGGGGCCAAGAATTTTAACGGCTAGTAGGACTGGATTCGATGTTTACTTGTATTCTTTGAACTTCCCAAATGACAATCTGCTTGCCGATTCATGTTCTACTGGTGGACAGTATCCAACACCTGGGGCAGGTGATCCCTACTGGTGTACATCAGGCGGTTGCGTACAATCGCCTCTCCAGCCAGCAGGTGCTTATGGTGGACCTTATTCCACCAGCGGTGCTTGTGCTACAGCCTGCGCTGGATTAACACCACCCAATCCGCCTTACTGGTGCGTTAGTGAGGTCTGCGTCCAATCGTCAACCCCTCCAGAAGGGTACACGGGAGGTCCGTTCGCATCATTGGCTTTGTGTCAGGCATCCTTATGTGAAGAAGCACCATTTGAAGGGACGATGCCACAAGAAGTCATGAACTCTAGTTTAGTTGTTCATCATAATGACGAGCAATTAACTGATATCAAAGTAGTCAATAAAATAACAAACGAACAGATGAACCGAATAAAGTTGCCATGCATCCACAGGGGTGAAAGATTGGCATCGGGATTTACCTGAGCAAGTCGCACAAATTACTCATGCGGTCTGCATGAAACTTGCTCTTTTTTCAAATCCGAAGGCATTAACAAGGAATGCATGACTTGTGAAGATTATTCTGGAAAGGATATTGCCAATTAATATATATATTTAGTAGACTATTTTATCCACCGTGTGAGAACCTGGGGATTATATGGCATGGAATGGCTTAAATTCGCAGAACAGTACGGTATCGCGTCTGCCGGTTTAGCTGCCATCTTCTGGTATGTAGTCCTACCGCTAAAGGACAGGCATATTAAGTTCCTGGATACAACTGAAGAAACCAACAAGTCCTTGGCTAAGACTATTGAAAAGCAGGCTGAGATACTTGAAGGTGTACAGACTGGCTTAGATCGGATGAATACTAAAATAGATAAGATGGAAGAAGTTGTTGAGAAACTAAGCGTTGTAACCCAGCATCTTCGGATGCCATAACCAGGAGTGAATCATGGCAAGTCTTGTTTACAACTCATTCATGCGTGACATTGCTACGGGTGCTGTGGACTGTGATACCGACACTTTCAAAATGCTGTTGGTTACCAGCACTTATACTGCTGCAAAATCCCACGCAAAGCGTAGCGATATTACAAATGAGGTAGCTGCTGGTAGCGGTTATACTACAGGCGGGAATGCTTGTGCGCTGACTGTTGCTGCTACGGATAATGCAAACAATGATGTTGAAATCTCTTTCTCCGTCACCTCTTGGACAAGTGCTACGATCACAGCAAGGGCTGGTGTAATTTACAAGTCACGGGGTGGACTTGCTACAGCTGACGAGCTTGTTGGCTATGTCGATTTCTTGTCAAACATCACATCGACCAACGGCACTTTTGCAGTAACCGTGTCCACGCCATTGAGCCTGACAAACCCAAGCTAATTTAGGGTGATTACCAATGGCATTGATTAAAGCGGACAGGGTCAAAGAATCGTCAACAAGCACCGGGGCAAGCACTTTCGCATTAGCGGGTGCTTATACCGGGTTCCGATCATTTAGCTCTGTCTGCTCGGTTGGCGATACTTTTTACTATGTAATTGATTCTGACTTGGGAAGTGAATGGGAGACTGGATTAGGTACTTATTCGGCAGTCAATACGCTGACTCGCACAACAGTCCATTCATCCAGCAATTCTAATAATATCGTCACTTTCTCAGCCGGTACGAAAAATGTATACATTTCTCTTACAGGGAATCAGCTTGGAACGCTCTCAACCTTATCTGGCAGCGAAACGCTAACCAATAAAACAATCAACGCCAGTAATAACACCATCACTAATGTCTCACTCACCAGCGGAGTGACTGGCACACTACCACTAGCCAACGGTGGCACGGGCACAACTACAGCACAGCTAGCAATTAACGCCCTAGCAGGTGCGGTAACAAGTGGATCGTATCTAAGAGGCAACGGCACTAATGTTGTCATGGCTACGATTTCGGCTGGTGATGTACCGACGCTGAATCAGAACACGACCGGCACGGCATCGGGATCGGTAAGCGGAACGGCTTCGTATCTGGCGAAGTTTACTAACACTAATGTGGTGGGTAGCTCGCAGATTTATGACAGCGGGACGAATGTTGGCATAGGTACGACTTCGCCATCGGATAGACTGCACGTTTACAAGTCTGGTGATGCCGCCGCCAAAATTGAGGGAACGACATCAGCGGTTGTGAATTTCACAAAAAACGCGGGCAACAATGACATATATATATACAACCTCGCCAGCGGCGCAGTCCGAATAAACAATCAGGCTGTTTATGTGACTGCGACTAATCTGGTTGGTGTTAATGAGCAGTCTCCCGGCGCACAACTCCACGTCACCAGCGCAGCAGCAGCGACTAAAGGGCTGATAGTCAAAGGTGCATCAGCCCAAAGCGCAAATCTCCAAGAGTGGCAGAATAATGCTGGTACTGCGTTGGCTGTAGTTGACGCATCTGGCAATGTTGGCATCGGTACAACGACGATGAACGACATTTTAAACATTTACAACGCAAACTACCCGTACATACGCTTGACCAACAGTGCGTCTACAGCAGGACTGCGTATCGGCGTAGAATCTGG